GCACCTAGTGGAAACATTATCTTACTCCTCTCTTTTTCATTTTTTACTTGTCGCCCCAAACAATAAGATAAGACACTACTGCAGCAACTAAGAAGCAATACATCTGTACTCGACGAACTGCTCTCATGTCGCTGTCAAACATCTTTTTGTTTTGTGCTTCTTGTTTGAGTATTCGTTGTTTAATGACCAGAACATCGTCCCATGCTTTAGGACCATATTTGTTCACTACTTCTGCTTTCATACGAAGTTCCATCTTCTTTACTTCTTGGACTAATTCGTATTCTTTAAGAGCCTTCACAACGGTAGTGTCAGGGACAAACTGTTGTGCTTTACGCCTCTCAGCAGCTTTCTGTTGTGCTACCTCTGCTCCGTCCTTCTGGACGTTCTCAATGCTTTTGGTTAATGATTTAGCACTCTCACGGGCAACATCTAAACTACCCGTTAAGGTCTTTACTCCTTCGTTTATTCCGTATTGGTCTGACATAGTTCTTCATTGTGTGTATAGTGTGTATCTGGGACATTGTTATTGTCCTTCTGTAATCTGCGGAACAACAGCTCTGATGATTAACGCTCTGTTAAGTGTTTCTCTGTTCTCTGGTGTTAGTTTAGAGAACAGGGCTTTGACTACCGCTTGTGATTTACTTGGTGGTACGCCTTCAATAAACGAAGCCAACAGTTTAGGGTTAAGCGCCATATCAGCCGCTAATCTGTTGATGTCCTGCGTGGCATCTTTCTTGATTAACTTTAATACAGTATTCGTTATTAAAGCATATCGGTTTAACAGGTTTGGCAACTCTAACAGTGCTTGTCCTTCGGCAGTAGACAGACTTGCTAATGTATCACCCTTAGCTTCACGGCTCACGTCTTTCATTAGACTGTCAATATCAGCCATCTGCTTTTTAGTCATAATCTCGTCTAACTTCTGGAAACGAGCCTGACCAGTAGAACGCTTAATCAGATTAGGGGCATTTTCTACCGCTGCAGCAAATCCAGCAACTCGTTCAGCATTACCTAGAGGAGTACCAATTTGTTTCTCAAGTGCTTGTGCAATCTGCATTTGATTAATCTTATTGGACTGCTGTTGGAATGTATCTAAGTAACGCTTCCAATCACCACTGTTACCCGCCTTCTCGATAGCGTTATCAATGTAGCTCTTAACATTCTTCTCTAAACCGCTAGTAAGTTTAGCATCCCAGTTTTGACTTTCCTGTGAGAACTTCTTGATGTCGTTACCTATTTCTTTACGAATAGTGTATAAATCGTTTGAGTCAATAACACCCGTGTTAGGGTTAGACAAACGCTGTAACTTTTCTTTTAACGAACCAAAGACACTTACTACAACATCTGATGACCGTGTTCCGGGCTTAGTCAAGACATTGTCAATGTTATCAATGATAGGATTAACACGAAGTGGGTAGAAACCATTCTCAGCAAGGCTTTGTAATTGCAACTGCTTAAATTGACCTTCTGCTTGTCGCTGTGCAGCAATGTTCTTAGAGGCGATAGCACCATCAAGATTGCCTAAGACACGGTCAAAGTTATTACTCAGTTCAGGACTAACTCGTGGATATCCAGCGACAGGGAAGAAGTTACGAGCAAGTTGTTGCTGTTGTGCAGCTTCTGTTTCTAAAATACCACCTGCTTTTAACGCTTGTGCTTTGCTTTGGAACTTCTTTGCTATCTCTTGCTCAAACTGAGGCTCTAAACGACCTGCAATGTTGGCTTGAGCCAAAGCATCTTCACGAAGTGGCGCAGTTACTCGAGTACGTTCTGCAATCGCTTCAATCAGGTCATCTTGTGTACCACCAGTTTGACGGAGTAGAGCCTGTCTAGCGTTTGCTACATCAGCACGGCGTACTGCGAAGTCAGCAGCGATACCCTTAACTGGTGTCTTTTCAAGACCTTTCTGAAACGCTGCTAACGAAGTTGCCGCAGGTATGTCTGCTAAGGCTTCAGCCGCTGTTGGCTTAGAACCGGGTACTAACTCAGGAGCATTACGCAGTGCGGTAATAATCTTTTCTGGTTCTTTACCTGCTAGTTCAACAAGACGTTGCTGTAGAATAGTTTTCTGTCCTGCTGTAGTTACAGGTTTAGCAAATTCTTTAGCAATGTTAAGAGCGCCTTTACCTAAATCCAAAGCACCACTTAATATACCGCCAAACAAAGCACCTGCGCCAGCCTGTTGTAACTTTTCAGTTACGAGATTTTGTGCATCTTCAGCAGGAGTCAGAAGTCCCAACACAGCGCCTTGTCCTGCAAACTGTGCTGCTCTACCTGTTTTGGTAACTGCTGTAGCGGCTGGTAAGAATCTATTTAAGGGGTTGACAACCGTGCCAATAATTTCACCAACATCAAGTCCTTGTCCACCTAATTCTGTACGAGATTCTTTGTAACGAGACAACAAGTTTTGAGTTGTTTCTGGAGCAACAAACTGTCCCACAGCCAATGCTGGATTGACAATACCTTTGCCTACTCCCAACAAAGTACGTCCTACAGCCTGTGCAGTCGCACTTGGTGCTTCACCACTAAAGCCCATATCTTCTGGCGAGGCTGGAGCCATCTGTTCCGCTGTGTATTCAGTCTGTCTTGGTCTTACAGGTGCTGCTGGTTTAGCAGGTTGTTTAGACAAGGTATAACGCTCAAGGATGTCTTCTTGAGTTGTACCATTAGGCACATTACGGATTAAAGTGCCGTCAGGCATCCTTACATCAAATGACATATTATATCCTTACTTGCGTTTCGGGAGTGAATTAAAATCAATTTCGTTTGAGCCTGAAGATTGACCACCGACAGTTGCCTTACCTGCTTGTCGTACAACATTTCTCCAGTTAGCATAACTAGATTCAATTTTGTCTAAAGCCTGTTTAAGTTGTGCTGGACTTTGGTCTTGGTCTAACGAAGCAATAGTAGATTGTAACGCAATCAATTCCTGTACCGCTACTTGACCTAAAGCGCCACCTGTTGGGGAAGCATCACGCATCTGTTGTAAGCGGTCAAAACCTAAGTTAGCCTTAATGGTAGTTAATCGCTTAGATAAATCTTTTGCTTCTGTTAACGGTAAAACAGATAAATATGAACCTAATCCAGCAGTAAAGCCAGAAACCTTATCTCGAGCCTCACCAACTTCTTTAATGATTCTATCTGCGCCCATAATGGCTGCGTTGGCTGACTGTTCTTGTTTGTCTAATTTTTCTTGACGTTTCTCATCTGCAGCCATCTGTTTTGCTGAACGAGTTTCTTCACGCTGTGCAGCAGCTAAACTAGCAGTTGCACGACGTTGCTCTAAAGCAGCTTGCCTGTCTTCCGATGCTTGTAATGTACGAAGGATAACATCAGGATTACCATATTGACTTGCTATTGCTATTCTTTCTTCATTGGTAGTCGCTTTAGACAACGCTGCTCTAAGTTGTTCTTCCTGAGCTAGTTTACGCTGTGTAGCGCCAATTTCCGCCTGCGTCTTCTGACGACCTAAGCCAGCTTGTTCCATGCGGTCCGCTTCACGAACAGCCATCATTGCTTCTTGCGGAGCAAACGGTTGTAATGCTTGAGCAAACTGACGAGCGCCTTCAGGAGTAGTTAAATCAAACTGCGAAGACAGTTGTTTAATCTGAGACACTTTTTCTAATTCAGCGTCTCCACCAAGTAAACCAGTAACAGCACGACCAAGACCAGCGCCACCTTGGTAAATGGACATCTGCGCTCTTTCCATTGGACTGAGTTGTGCAAACCTAAAAGCATTGTTTGCGTCTGTGGTTTGACGCTGACGCATTAACTGCTCAGGGGATACTCCAAATAAACCGCCTACGATTTCTGCCATGATTTTTCCTTTACATGAACTCAGCTAAAGCACGATTAGCGGCTGCGCCTTGTCCACCAACATCAGTAAATCCCTTACCGCCACTGCCAAACAAGCCGCTAAACCAGCTACCAGCACTGCCACCCGGACTAATACCAGAACCGATACCGCTAAGAGCAGAACCCATGGGGCTGTACCCTTGATACTGGCTATATGCTTGTGCTGCAGCAGCTTGTGGCTGCATATATAACTGTCCAGCTCTTGCGCCTGATTGGGCGTATTGATTTGCCAAGTCTTGAGACAATAGGAACGGTTGTTGTCCCATCTTCTCAACACTGCCTAAGAGATTGAGTTGTGTCTGTAGTGGGTTGTAGCCAGCGGTTGTCAGAGCAGGAACTTGTCCAAGCAGTTCTCCACCTGTACCGAACAGACCAGCACCAAACACAGCACGTTTTTGACCAAACTCATCAGCACGGGCAGCTAAAGCAGCATCTTGTTGTGCTCGTGCATTAAAGAGTGCTTGTGCTAATGGGTTGGCAGGGGCAGTGCCTGTACCTGTCTGTACACCTAGACCGCCTGTACCACGACCAAAGTTAGAAGTAGCCAGTCTTGCTTCTTCCGCAGCACGTCCGGGTGCTAATAAACCTTGTTGCTGCGACATATATTGCTGTGCAGCTTGTTCAGGAGAAGTGGCTAAATACTGTTGACCAAGATTAAACAGTGACTGTGCGCCACCGGTGAGTGGCTGTGCCATCGCACCTATTTGTGTTGGGTCATATTGACCAGCAGCACCAAATAGCCTGTCTTGAATGGCTTTAAGTTCAGGAGACAGTGTGTAACTGCCTTGTCCTTCTGGAGTAAAGACAGAAGTACCAAACCGAGTAGTCATACCCATTGGCTTGAACTGCGCCATCGCTGAGGCACGGTCAGCAGCAGCCCTTAGAGCCTCTGCTTGTCCTTTTGCAGCATCAGCGGCTTTAGAACCAGAGATTAAACCACCAGCTATTCCGAGTACTGGTCCCGCTATTGCTGATATTGGATTTGCCTTACCCATTATAGACTCCTACTATATATGTGATACATTTGATTATCCTGATTTATAAAATCTTGTTTAAACTCAAAACCGATTGACTTCCCGAACTTTGCTAACTTTATGTTTTCTTTCTCTACTAAAGCAACTAGCGGAATAGACACTAAGTGTTGTAATAAATTTAAATCTTCTAAATACTTTGCTTTAACTGTCGGTGTCCATTTACGAACATCTGTGTGAAACCATATTAAGTTGTTATGCAATTCTAACAACATGGTATAGTCTTCACGAATGACGACTGGTACTTTAAAACTCAAGCTGTTCTTTTCCACATACGAACAGTAATGTATGGTTGTATATTAGCGTTAGTACCGCTAGAACCAGTAGATGCGTTCGTTACCGTGTGTGTATGCGAACCATCAAAAGTAAAACCACCACCATCGCCTGAGTCGTTCTGAACAGGAGTATTTCCAACTGTGCTTCCTGTTGTTTTAGTAAATACACCAGATGCAGTTCCACCGCCAGAAGCAAACGATTCAGAGATGCCGGTAATCGCTCCTGTTAATGATTGAGTTGAAACAGTAGTTGTATGTGTATGCGACACAACAATAGCGTCTTTAGAACCGCCAGTTTCTTCTAATGTATCAAAGAGTGAATCACTAGCGTTGAAACCAACCATGACACGACCAGCACCAAATGCTTCCCATGTGCCAAAACCTAGTAATGTAGATGGGTTAGTCGATACAGCAGCATTAACATAGATAGAGCCAACAGGATAAATTGCAGATAATGCTGCAGTTACAAACGCTGTTGTTGCAAGTTGTGTTGTGTTAGTACCGGCAGAGGCTGTAGGTGCTGTAGGAGTACCTGTCAATCCCGCACTGTTAATATCTGCTTTAGATGCAATCGCATTAGAAATTGCAGTAAGTTCAGTATCAATCTCCGCACCTTTGACAATCTTACCTGAGTTTCCTGTGGGTAAGGTATCTTTAGCTGTAAAGTTAGTTGATTTATTATAATCTGCCATGTTTGTTCCTTAAACTATTGTTTTACCTGCTTTAACCGCTACGTCAATCTTTTGGATAGACAATGGGTTGCCGTTAATGTCTGCTTCTAAACCGAGCTGCATAATCGTACCTTGACCGCCAGCATTGATGGAGAATCTATCAAGAACAATACCTGAGCTGTATTCAGCGATGTTGTATTCACCGATACCGTATTCATAAACAACTGCTGTGTCTAGTACATAGGTAGTGGCTTGATAACCTTCGGTGTAATCAAAACCCCATTTAACCGCTACTGGCTGGTTTGTACCACCAATTAGAACCCAACCAATCTTCTTGAGAATCTTGAGTTTAGTTGAAGCATCAAAGTCAAAGTAGTTAGTGTAATACTGTAAACGATAAGATGAGCCATTGTCCGAATGTCCAAAGTACTTACCAATGTACGATGTCTTACCAATCAATAACTCTTTTGCTTGCGTAATACAGAATGAACTTGGTCGTAAGTTATCCCAGATAGTTACTCTAGCTGAACCATCTTGTAGACGTGAACGAGTATCAAAGCAATACACAAAACGTGTAGTAGGTAAAGACAAAAGATAAATAGCATCTCTTTCGTGGTAAATACTTTTAATCTTACCTAAGTCTGCCTCGGAAGCGATGTTAGCCATCAAGTCATCACGAACATTCTTAGAGATGTCGTTCATTGGTAGTGACTTCTCTTGAATCACACGAGCAAGACTACGAACACCAGCATCAGACAAGAACAGAATATCTGTACCAATGTTCTGTACAGAGTCACGAGCAATACAGCCTACGTTATAGATAATATCTTGTAATACTAAACTACCGGTATCAATCGGGTTAGCGTAGATAGCGGTGTTGTTACGACCAAAGATAACTAAGAATCCATTATGTGCTGCGATAGCGACAATGTTGTCGCCATTAGGGAATACTTCTTGTAGATTTAAATAACCCGCCGAACCTGTCGTAAAGTCAAAGCCACGCAGTAAGTCACTGAAGTAAACAGTCTGTGTGTCTCCAGCAATGTTACCAACCCAGATACGACCAAAGGCAGACAATACTGCATTAGGTTTAAAGGATGCGTTATTGTGATTAGCTGGTAATGTACCAACATCGCTTATCTGCTGGAAACCGAACGTACCGCTGTCGTGGTCATGTGGCGCACCGCCAGAGACAGGTAACTCATGCCATACTAGCATTGGATGTCCAGCTTGTGCTAAATAAGCGTGAGGCTGAAAGTCGTTAACATCACCATATGGCATTGCTGCCATCTGCCAGTTGTTAGCAGTTATCGTGTATGAAGCGTTTGCTGAATTTGTTGCATTTCGGACAAGACGCTGTGTAAGTGTTGCACGACCAGTGAATAACTTGTTATTGCCAGCCGATATAATTGTATTGCTTCCACCATCTACGACCTCCATCATTGCTTCAATCGGATTAGAACCTAAGTCGCTGTTGGTAGCGTTCAGCGGAGTCCAGCCCCGTCTTGCACCAATACGACCATATCGGTCAATTACGCAGTTCTGTGCTTTAAGTGCAAAGCCAGAAGACAGCGTAATGCTTGACTCTTGAAGATTGAGACCATAAAAGCCCGGTGCTGCAATCGAGGAAGTTTGTAGTGTT